CAAAAGGCGGCTTTGGATTTCCATGAAAGTAGACAATGCTGGCTTCTTCTCGTTTTTCCGGCTCTTTGAGCCAGTGGCACTTGTAGGACTGAATCTGGTTAGGAAAAACCTCATTCAATCGCGTTGCGTCATTGGCTAGCAATCTTAGGAACTGCATTTCTGAGATTCTGCCGTTGTAAAGAATTCGCTCACCGTATTTTTCTTTCCGTTGCCACTCGTAAAAAATGTAATCGCAGAATTCTGGGGAATAACTTCCAACACCATTGCAAATCGTTTCAGGATAGTTTGGATCGGTGAGAAGCCCGACTCTGCCGCGCCAATTTAGAATCTCGTCAATGTTGTCTCGAATGATCGTGTCGAGCCCAAGAACAAAACGTTGATTCTCGCCCAAGTCCGGCCTGAAGGTTTCCATGACATTCCCATAACCGGATTCATTACCTTCAATCTGAACTTGATCAACCTCTTCTTCAAATTCGTAAAATTCATCAACTAAACAAATCAGTCTGTATTTTTTTGTCGTATGCCTTGCAATCGCTTGTGCCAGTTTGTCCACCCAGATTGCTGAATATCCGGTTGAGAATTTTGGCAATCCCTTTCCTTCCGGCTTAAATAAAATGCAGACAATATCAATCATCCGGCTCAGTCTTCTTTGGCTTTCTGGCTGGCTTGCGCTTTACCAATTTTGGTTGACTCTCACTTGTTAACCCTACGCTTCGATCAATCAGCGGCTCTTTCTCTTCATAGGCAATTGCCTTACCTAGTCTCATGATTTCGCGAGCTGCTTCAACCGTTACAGAGACGATTTGTCCGGCTTTGACTACCTGCCCATCTGCTACTGTTGAGCGAATGATTTGAACTTTCATTTTATCGCCTTCAGTAATTCGTTAAGTTCTGGATTAAAAGTCTTCACTCGTTTTGGATTTCTCAGTTTCTGAATGATTTCACCCCAAGCTGATTTTCTTGGGTTTCGCTTGCCTTTGAAGACTTGGTCGTTTTCCGGTCTGACGTACTGATGCCAGTAGTCGCGCCTTGTGTTTTCGTAGTTGTCAACGCCACATAACCAGATTTCTTTGTAGCCCATAAAGTCCGCTGTCCAGAGTGCTTCTGGGCCGCTCAGTTGAACCCAAGGGCAAATCCCAGCGTATATATCGTTTTCTTTTAAATCCTTAAATTGCGGAGAAACAATCGGGCATGTAAGCCCAATCTCTTCTCTCAAAAACTGGATCATGCTTGGATCGTGGGCATAGGCCCAAGCCAAGTCTGGAAGAAGCGCAGCATGTTGGTTCACAGAAATCCAATGTGCTCTCTTCCAGTTTGAGCGACGAACGTCAGCAGGCGCAGAAGGTGAGCCGCAAATCAAAAGTGCAACTTCGCCTCTGCACCAATCCTTCAGTTCATCTAAATGAAACACTCAGACAGTCACATCCTGTGCTGCCGAGAAGCTTTCAGGTCGGGCAACAGCAACATCCATCATTTGATAGAAGTAGAGGTTGACCGTTGAGTTTCCGGCTGCTCCGTAGGGATCAACCAGAACATCCAGCGCACCAAAGAAGCCTAGATAAAGATCGGTGAAATTACCGAACAGCAAGGCATATGGCGCTGAACTTGGGGCTTGTGTTGTCTGGACAACCGGATAACCCAGCAATGAATCAGTGTCCATCATGATCATTCTGGAATCGGTTGAACTTGCCACCAGTGTCTGCATCAGCTTCCCAACCACTCGCGGATGAGTCACCCAGTAGAGGGAACCCAACAGTGCGTTGTCTGCTGCGACTTCACTCCAAATATCCACGCAGTTGCCATAAGTCAAAGCCGCATTTCCAGAGGTTCCAGCGGATTCAACGTCACCAATTCCGGTAGTGCCTAACACTCCGGTAGGTTCATTTGAACCGCCACCTTTGATTGCCACATTATCTAGTTTTGCCGCAAACAGGCGGATCATGTGATCGCGTAAGGTTTGCTCAATGTTGCCATTGAGTCCTTGGTGCAGAAGCTGTCGGCTAATCTGGATTTTGTTTGCTGCGGTTTTCGGACTCATGGTGATCTGCCCAAAATCCGGCTCACCATTGGCAACTGATCCAGTTTCAGTCTGGAAAGTGACACTCGCATTTGCTGAAAACTTGGGGATTTGAACATCACCCACCAAGCCTTCAAAGCGAGTTGCGCCAACCTGTCCCATAATGGAGGTTGAAATCAGCGCATCAATGAAACGGTCTGCCAGGAAATTGTCCGCTACCGCTTTATCTCCAAACCCAGAGCCGCTTGAACCTGTTACTCCGGTTAGCGTTCGAGATTGGAAGCCGTGATCTGGAATGTAGAAACCTCGCGGCTCTTTTCCGGTTCGGCTCGCGATTTCACGCGAAATCTCACGCTCAAATCCTGCATTGCTCCAGTCGTTATTTGCTGCGGCTTGGATTGCTCGAACCAAAGAGTAGTTTTGCTTCTCTTTCTTGGTCAGTTCCGGCTGCACAACATGAGGATTTGTCCTTACTTCATCACTCAGTTCTTCAGCGAATTGAAGATAGGGTTTGCCTTCTCGAATGGCTCGCTCTGCAAAGTCAGACTTACCAAAACCTTCAGCCAAAGAGCGGATTTTATTTTGTTCGTTCAGCATTTGCTGGCGAACTGATTTTTCATCAATAACTGGGACAGGTTCATTAGTTACCTGCACGTTTACGCCTTCCATTTCCATTTTTTCTTCCTTTTTTGTAGGTAAAATACTTCTTCCTACGCCCACACCCTTATCGGCTGGAACGCTGACGATTGAAATTTCCTGCGGATACCAAGAATTCACTCGAAAGATCCCTCTACCGTCGATTTCCTCTTCAGTAGGTGTCATTCCTTTGACTGAATAACCCACAGAAACATTTGAGCGAATGCCATCTACAACATCCGCAAAGACCTCTTCAGCCAGTGCGCTTCTTCCGAATCGTACTGTCGCCCGTGCTATTCCAGCCGTGCTATCAAGGTCTACCCTTTCGACGACGCCAATTTGCTGGCGCATGTCGTGATCCAACAAAAGCGGCATTCTGCCACTTCTCGCAAAACTCAAATCGATCTCGTCTTCGCTATGGCCTAAAACCTCATAGCCAAATTCCCTTTCAACTGGGGATTGTGAAGACCAAGCAAGACGGACTCGTCTATCATCCTTTTCTTTATCGTATGACCAGCCTCGTTCAACCTCTCCAGTTCGGAAGCTGAGAGGTTCAACTGTGCCTTTTCGTTCTTCTTCTGCCATTTCCATTTCTGGCTCTTCTGCGACTTCCTCGGCCTTGGCCTTCGCAAAGGCAACGATGTACTCGGTTTCTGTTTCTTCGACTTCCAAGACATGTCGAGTTGCTAAATCTTTTGCTTCCATACGTTCCCCTTCTTCGTTGTTGGCTTGCTCAACGATCTTGTTTGCCCAAGTCTGGCCTACGTCTCCACCCCAAAGAGCGTTCGCTATACGTCCGTTGCTTGGATACCCTTTCTCTCCTGGTCTATAACCTTCGGCTTTTTTATCGACTTCATGGCGAGCAAAGAAAGACTTCATTCTTTTGACGGTATCTAGCGAAAGGTTTTTTTCGTTGATAATGTCTCTCGCTCGCGCAACTCCAATCAGTGTTCCGCCTCGCCCAAACTCTTTCCGCCATGCCAAGCCCTTTTTTGCCTCTTCGATCATGCCTTGAGTTGGCTTATGTCCCTCACTCATCCGCTTGCTCTTGCTCGTTTTCTGCAATCTCGACTTGTGTCAAATCTAGGAAAAACGGTTGCTTTGGCCCTAATGGTTTAAAGTGTCCAACCTCAATTCCGTAACGTTCTGCCATTGCTACATCCTGCTGAATTTGGCTAAACACTTCTTCAGGATCTCGCCCATACTGAAGTTGAACGTCAGAGAGAGACATGAACCCAGACTGAACCGCTGCCGTGGCTGCGCTAATTTCTTTGGCAGGATCTACCCAGGCGAAACCTCGCCCTCTGAATTCAGCACTTGGGATGAACTTCGATTCTGCCTTTTCCATGCTCCAATCGAATGTCCCTCGTAGCACTTGAACTTTATGCCACTCGCGATAGATGGGTTTTGCTAGGTGCGTAATCAGAAACTTCTGAAGCATTCGATAATGATCACGCTCACTGATTGCGCCTTGTCGAATGCTCGAATAGTTCACGCCTGTTAGATCGTTGGAAAGTTCGGCATAGCTAATGCCCAAGCCGGAAGCAATTGAGCGTAAAACGGCAGAATGGAAATCAGGAAATGCGGTGGTTGGGTGTGTGGGGTCCCAAGCTGAAAAGCTCATTCCAGCCGGAAGCTGTTGAATTGAGCCTGGGCTTGCGTCCATCACAGGTTGATAATCGTCTAGAGTATCTTCGCCATCAAAACCGTCACCTTCAGGCGATTGCAAAAAGCCCATTTTGGCAGCGCCTAGCCTTGCGGCAACCACCTCGGCCTGAAGGTATCCTTGCAGTTGGTGCATGGATTCCATCACTGAAGCAAAAGCTGGAACCCCTCGCGTTTGCTGACTTCTTTCCGGTAAGTAAATGTGCAAAAGTTCTTCAGCCGGAATCCGAACACGCCTCATGCCGTGGTGATAGCTTCCAACTGTGCCGTAATTTAGCGGATGGTCTGGGCCTTCAAAAAGGTGATAGGCAACAGGTCGATGGAATCGGTTGAGTTCCACCCCCATGATGATTCGGTTGCCGTTCGATAGTGTGGTGTCGTGCTGTTCGTCAAGATAGTCACCTTCGAGAATCTGAAGCCCAAAGCCGAAAGGCAAAGACTTGTCTCTGACTAACTTAACCAGAACTTCACCGTCTCGCTGAACGCTTTCAATGACTAGCTGCTGAACATCCACCCATGAAAGCTTGCCGCTGACTTCGCAGTTGCCCAGTTGACTCCACTCTTTCCAAGCCCTTTCGATTCTGGCGTTCCCCACTTGGTCTAGTGGGCCTTGAGCAGTGTTCGGATCGGGCCTTCCGTTGACTAAAGGGAGATTCCTGGCGCGGCTTTGAAAGGTTAGTCCCTCATGCCCAACAATCATCGTGCGGTAAACCTGCAACGCTCTTTTGGCGTAGGGATTATTTCTTGATAACTGTCGGCTTCTGTCTCTCAGCCTACGGATTGCGCCACGGATTTCAGTGTCTGCGGATGTGGCAGGACTAAGAAAATCAGAAAGCAGAGAGGAAACTTGATTCCCCAAGTAGGAGCGTTTCCGCTTTGGGGTTTCGGCTTTTGTTTGAGGCTTCGACTCTCTGCCGATTAAATCGGGAATTTCACCTTTGAAGGGCCACATTAGTTTAGCCCTCCGAATCTAGTGGCGATTACATCACCCGTTGGCTTGCCAGCTTTTCTTCGCGTTGCCTTGATTTCTTTTCTGAGCTCAGACTTCCAATAATTCAATTCCTGGCGAGTTTTGACCATGTCCGCATAGATCATGTTTCGATCTGCGATGGCGTATTGGCTCGCATGTTTTTGGGCGAGTTCTTTGAGCGTTGCCTCCAGATAAGTAACCATCAAATCCGCAGTTGAACGCGGATCACTTTGGTTGGAATCGTAATCGCCAATGATGTCCCAAACGCCTTCTGAAACAGAAATCTGCTCAGAATCAGAAGCGCGAACAATCCAAGCCTGCCAATGCAAATGACCTAATG